TACTGACGGTACCTGCAGGAATTGGTGCATAGGACGCAGATATTGCATTTCTTGCCCAACTTGCAGTTCCAAAGAATGACCCTGTGATGCCTTGCGTGATTGACAAGGAACCCGTCATTTGATGTTTATTATCTGGACTCAGAATAAACTTATTATGTACGTCTACGTCACTGCCACCCGCAAAGAATGCCACGTATTGATTAGACACGTTACCAATATGTAAATGGTTTGCTGTGGAGTAGAGATACGCATCATTTGCATCACCGACATATCCCGTATTAAACGCACTACTATTGACACCCATGTCAATGTAATTAACCATTTCCGTACTATTATCTGCAGCTGCCACGATATCAGACGATGCTGCATTGCCAGCACTTTCGTTCTGCATCTCAATCTGACTATAATTATTGATGTTTGATGATGCCTTAATCAGATTATAGGTATTGGTTAATGCACGGACGATGAGCGCTTCTGGTTGAGCTGCATTGAACTGTGTCGTATTAATACCGACCACGCCTTGGGGCTGAATATACACTCGGGCATTTGCATCGGCGTCTCCACCGCCCGTGAATAAGATAATACGTTTATTCGGTGAGGTATTGCCAATGAGTAAATCACCTTCACCACCTGCCTCAGAACTTACAAAGAAATATGCATCATTTGGACCACCAATGCCCCCAAAATCATAGGTACTAGAATTCATACCCATGTCGAGATACACATCACTATCATTATATGCAACGATATCAGCGGAGGCCGTTATGCCTGCACTAAAGTTCTTTATATTTAACTGTAGATAATCATCAAACGACCCGTGCGTAGACAGTAAATTGTGTGAAGTGGTATTTCCCGCATATACTCCCAATCTATCAGGATGGTCTGGCGTATGTTGTGTGGTTGACCCAATGAGTATACTAGAGCCGGTTTGGTAGAGTAAACTGGACGACAATGTGGTGGCACTACTCCACAATGGAAGGTAATATTGTGTACCTCCTAATACGGTACTGGCAGTTTCTGCATTAGTGGCATTTGCAATGGTACCTGCGCTAGCCAGTGCATATGATGCAGTATTTGCTAAATTTGCACGTTCTGCAAACTTTGCATACTCTGCAACAGACCAAAATGTTCCCGCGGCTTGCGTGGTCACCGTAGTGGTACGCGTCAGATTTACATTATATTGATCACCTTTATCTACCACTACCAATAAGTTTGGTATGTCCAGTTTTATTTCGCTCATCTATTATCTCGTTACAGCGGGTCTGACCGTTAATCCACCTTCTAGAATTCTACGAGTGATTGACCCACTGGTAAGAGTGATGTCATATACATATTTTCTTTGTGATAAGGTTGCCGTTGTATCGGCGGGCATTTGAATGAACAGTGATCCACACGCATACGGTGTTATTTTTTCAAATGTAAAATCAGCGGCAAGTTCATCTGTAGTATAATTTTCACGAAGTTGGCCGGTGAACGTATAGTTAGTTATATTTAAAGGGGTACTATTATCACTCTGATTCAGTAATTGCACCATGACTTTGAATGTTTCACCTTGACCAATTTGAAAATCGGTAATATCTGCCATAGAATTCTCATTGTAAAGACGACTCTAGTATAAATATCAAAAAGTGTCTTAATAGAGTGTTTTTATATGACTTTATATACAAAATCTCCACAGCGTATTATGTAGCGCTGTGGAGATTTTCGTACTTATCAATTGATTAATAAATTCTCAATCAAAAATTCAAAACACAATAATCGGGCTGAATTTCAAGTGTAATTTCCACTTGCGTATCTTCACTCCACGCCATATCACCAAATGTTGCGCTTGTGATCTGGGCGCCCTTGATGATCCATTCTTCGACCTTATCACCCACCGGTCCAAGAACATTGAGGGTTAAATCTTTCTTGTAGAATTCAAGATATCCGTCACGTCCGGTGACAGATTCGTGGTGTAACCGCACCCATTCCATAACAGCTTGAGCGCCAGAGGGGACAATTGGATCGTACAACGTTAATGACATTGTACCCCATTTACTTTTACCCTTAACATATCGTTGAAGATTGATATGATCAAGAGCCTTTGCTTCCTGTGTTAATTTGGGACGAGATACTTTATTTACAAGATATGAAGGAATTCCATCCATGTATAGGATGAAACGATTCTTCATTTTTGGTTCAAATGCGGTGAAGAACAGTTCTTGTTCTGATACTAAGTTTGCCATGTATAATCTCCGAAAGGATATCTAACTATAAATATAGTGTATTGTTAATTTACATCTGACTCCCATAAAACTTTTACTGTATATCCTAATGATTCTAAAAACGATTTTCTTTTATTATCCCGCCCCCATATTTCTTGAGCGGTCAACTTCATTGATTTATTGTAATAATCACTAGAATATTTTCGGGGGTCACAGTGCCAATATGTACCATATATTTCAATAATTGTGTTAGTTGAAGGAATGTAAATATCTACACTTTTTTGCGCATCTCGTAACCAGTGTTCTAATAAAGCATCAGGGTATTGTTTTAGTACATCATTATAAACTTTTTTCTGTGGGTTGCTAATACGTTTACCTACGGATTTTGGTAATTCAACTGCATATGGTCTATCATATCGTTCCATACAAGTAGTTTTATACTTTTCCATATTATTATAATTTTCATCACCATATAGTTCTTTCTTAGTAAGCTTTACTTTAGATTGAACACTTACATTATTCCAGTGATTCTTGTTACTCAATCCCCACCTGCGAAGTTTTTCTTTTTTCTCAACAGAAGTTTTTGCACATATATTTGAACAATACCGCGTTTTACTTTTCTTATATTTATCAAACTCTTTACCACAATTTAGACACTCTACCGTTTCTCTGTGTTGATCTTTTCTCCAGTTATACATACAACTTCGGGAACATAATGTTTTTCTATTTTTTAATATATCAAACAATTTTCCACAATTTAAACAATTTCCAACACCCAACACTTTAATAACCAATTGTTTCTTTTGTCGTGGTTGTTTTGGAAGAGTTGATCTCCACACATACATACATTTCAAAGAACAGAACCGAGCTGTAATTACTTTTGCTTCATATTTCAGACTACACACTTCACACACTCGTATTTCAGAACATTTTTTAGTCATTTTGATCTCCGTGATACCCATTTATTAATAAGTATCACGGAGTTTATTCAAAACGTCTTTATTTTTATTTCCACCGTAAGTTGGGTAAGTTGTTAATTTACTTAAACTTATGCAGAGGGAAACACGGCACCAGTCGGTAGAACGTTGAAATCAAGAATAATGAATTCAGCAGTTCTTGTGGGTTGGAGATAGAGTTGTCCATACAGGATGTTTCTATCAATCACATCGGGCGTGTTGTTTGTTTCGTCCATTACCACACGGAAGGCGTACAATCCAGAACGTTCTTGCACACTTGCGAGATATGGGTTGACAATGTTGAGGAAACGATTTCTGGTTGCTTCAACATTTTGTTCAAATACTAAGTATCGTGCAGAACTTGCAATATACTTCTTGACCGCGATTAACAAACGACGGACATTCACACGATCTAGTGCTGATGAACGACGTTGTAGTGTCTTCTGACCCCATACACAGATACCTTGACCAGGGAACTGTGCAATTGGGTTCACCTTTCCTTCGTAGAGCGTATCACGACTTGCTTGCGGTAAGCGAACCTTGACACCAACTGCACTTGCGATGCCACCACGATTTAATCCAGCAGGTGCAAACCATTCTGCTGCAACATTGTCGTTGTAAGCGTAAATTTCTGGAAGAATCACTGACGGTGGTACCCATAAAAGTTTATTGGTATTGGTGTCAATGACTCGTAACCACGGATAGTAGGTTGCTGCGTAGTTACTATCAATTTCTCCCGCCTTTGCAGTTGCAGTTGCAAGAGTAGAATTTATGCCTGTGGTATCCATGATATAAAATGCATCTCCACGATTTTCACATAGCGATAGTGCTTCTGTTGCAACATATGAATGGTATTCATAAATTACTCCGGGAAGAACAAGGAGATTAAAATCAAACTGATCAGGATTGCTCAGTGCATCTAATGCTTTCTTGTATGCCTTTGATCCATCCGTCACAGAACTTTGGAGATTAAATCCTTGGCTATTTGTAGAAACAATGTCTGC